TTTGGCTTAATTGATACCTAGCCGCCGCACTATTTGCTATGTCGGCGGTGGCTGCAGCTGCCATACCTTTAACATCTGTTCCACCAATTGTAGTTCTAAATTCAAACAAGTTACGAATGTTTTTAGAACCCTGAAAAGCAGCAGAGTTCACGATATCAGCAGCAGAATTATAACGTGCCAAATCTTCCGGTGTCAAAACAGAACCAGGCGTTAAGTAATCCAAAAGAGGGCTTACTGCGTTGTTTGCACCAGGAAGTTTTGAATTAAAACCAGAAACTGAATACGAGTATGGATTCAAATTAGGATTTTGTTTTGCTATTGTGGTTAAAGTATTTGCGGCATCCACCAATGAATCTGTTTTTGCCAAATCTTCATTTTTAGTCATTTGATCCACTTGTTTCAGTGAATCTTTAATTTCAGCAGGTGACAGAGCATTCCCAGTTGGCGTTATACGTTGCCCCTGTGAATTTAATAGAAGGCCATTTTCATCTTGCGCCATCCCATTACCCAATGGTGTCGTTGCTGTTGGGCTATACAAACTTGTTATTGGCGGCAATCCTTGCTTAATTCTTTCGTTATTCATTTGCATCAAAAGAGTTTGCTGCGTCTTATCAGCAGTCAAACCCTCTTTCGCCGCATCCATAGCGTTCTTCACGTCTTCATCTGAGAACTGCACTGGCAACGCGGCAATCTTCATCTGCGTGTCAATATTCTGATTATTCTGCGTCCGTTCTTGCTGTGCCTGCTGATTGGCCGCACCAGCATACGCCGCTAGTGACGGCCCCAATGGATTTGCCGGGTTCTCAGCACCCGCCGCCGCCATAGCCATCAAAGGCACGTTAATCTGGCTTGGCGGTTTATAGTTAGCCTGCTGCTGCGCAAGATTATTATACGCCTGCATGAGTGCGGCGCGGTTGCTTGATTGCTGCTGCTGCAACGCGGGAAGCTGCGAAGCCTGCTGCTCCAATAGCTGTGAGTAGCCTGCCATACCTGCCAACCCAGGACTTGCCGTGGCGGCAGTAGGGGCACCAGTAGCCTGTGCGATAGTGGCAAGCGGGCCTTTACCTCCACCCACCAAGGCCATTGCAGAGGCCAAATCAGTCGGCGCACCGGCTGGCATGGAATTAGGGCCTGTATTGCCTGTACTTGTGCCGGGGATATTCGCTGCTAGGGCTGACAATGACTGATCCACGTCCTGTCCTGTGGGCATACTGCTATCCGTAGGTGTTGCAACCGTGTTTCCCCATGGGCCAGTGCCGGACTGCAAAGCCTGACTGAAACTGCCCCCAAGCTGCTGGTTAGGGTTAGGTAAGTAGTTTGCATTCGCCCACATCAGCTTAACCCCTGCACTGCACCTAGTCCAAGAACGCTAGAGCCTAACGTAGAAAGCGGATTCGATGTATTCACCGGTGACGTTGCTGATGTCTGCGTTGAATATGGGATCGTTGCTTGGTTATTACTTAGCAAGCCGCTCAAGAAATTTAGTTGCTGATACGGATATTGCTGCTGCTGCTGAAAATTATTGTATGCCGAATTAAGACTTGTCTGGTTTTGGTTTTGCTCTTGCTGGCCAACGGCATTAAGCGCGGACTCATTCTGCAAGTTGGAATTATTCACCTGTCCAGCCAGTGTGCCAAGCCCTTGCGCCGAAGCGATCTGCTGGTTTGTGCCAGTCTGATATGCATTCATTGCATTTTGGTAGCCGGTGGATTCTGTGCTGGCGATCTGGTTATTCAGATTCTGCTGGTTTTGCACCGCCGCTTGCGAAAGAATCTGCGCGTTACGACTACCGCCATAAGTGCCACTGCCGATAAATTCTGAATTGAGTTGCGGCATGACATTCTGGTTAAAGTTCGTATTGCTCGCATTAGTCAGCGCATTCACCACATCATTCTGATATGGGTTCATGTACTGGTTGAAGTTATTCTGATTAAACCCAGCCCCAGCCTGGCTATAAAGACTCCCGGACTGATTTAGATAAGGCTGCGCTGAATTGACATTCTGCTCCGTCAACTGCTGAGCTTGCAACTGATCCGGTGTTAAGTTGGCAACCGTCTGCCCAGGATAATTCGCGTAGGGTTGCGAAGCCAGTTGGTTGCCCATATTAAGAAGGGCACTTTGGTATGTTTGATAATAATCGGGAACCCCACCAACACTAGAAGTAATAGTGGTTGGCCCTTGAGCACCCGAACTGCCGAAAAGAAAATTAGTCATGACTTGGTTACCTTTCTTTTCTTAATATACTGCACAATAGGTTTTGCCTTTGGCGGCAACTTTCCTTTCGCGCCTTTAACACCAGGCGGATTTACTGATTTATGCACTCTGATATTCTTAACCATTTGATCTACCACTTTTGCTCCAGCATCGTTGTTGCCATTTCCAAGGCTAGAAATCACATCCGCCGGCACCACATATTCGCCGTCCGAAAGTTTGGCTGGAATTGTATCCGCTTGGCCATCTTCCGATCCACTTAAGGCCCCGCCCTGCGCCATCATTCTTAGTGGACTTAGATTCAGATTAGGATTCGAGGGATTAAACCTATTCGGCATCATGCCAGTAAGATTTGGATGTATCCGATTAGGCATAGACTCCATCGGCAAACCCATATTCCGCTGCGGCTTATCAAGAATCTTTGGCAATCCACCACCTGCAAGTCCTTGCGGTATTTGTTGAGACCCCATTGTCGGCTGCGTGGGCAACTGCTGCTGCGGCTGAAGATTACCGCTTAACCCCTGACTTGCGAGCGGCAAGGTTAGCTGAGTGGTTTTCGATATCTGTAAACCCTTAACCTTGGGTGCTTTAACGCCGCCGCCCTTGGCATAAGGCTGTCCTGTTAGTGCTGCTTGCACGCGCGTAGCTTGATTGGCTTGCGGATAAACTTGGCTATTAAGATTATAAGTCATGGGGTTATTCGCGTGCGTCGGCGTAATTGCGTTTGCGCCGGTGGTTGGATCGAAGGCAGTTGCATACATAGACTTCATGGCATTGGCTAAATCCGAACCCTGATCCGGCAATTGCCGTGTTTGCGCTGCCGGTGCTTGCACCTGACGGCCCTCATTAGGGTTTATCAGATTATTCAGGATATTCGTGTAATACTGCTGCGTTGGCGTAAGCTCTGATTGAGCGTTTCCGCCGCTTGCGTAGTTTACTTTGCCGCCTTTTTTATAAGCAGATTGCATCCCAATGGGGAAAGAATTGGGCGCGTTAGAAGATACTTGCGGGGAATTTACGGGATTGCTTTGCATATTCGCGATATCAGGATTGCTACGGATCTTATCGAAAATATCATAAAGGCCAGAAGGCAACGCATCCATGATACCACCGCTTGCGTAATTAACCTTACCACCACCTTTCATTTGAGGAACATTATAGGAAGCAGGATTGACGTTGTTATAGAAAAGCTGATTACCGCCTTGGCCATTCCAACCTGTGTAACCAGCTTGTCCGTAGTTATTCAGGTTTCCAACGGTTTGCGGCGTAACGGAAAGCTGGCGGTTGAGCGGCGTGAAATTGCTGACATTGTTGTAAAGGTTTTGATTAAGTTGGTTTTGCTGCGCCTGCTGCTGCGCCAAAGCTTTCTGATTGGCCTGTGAAGTATTATAGGAACTCAATCCATTCGCCAGAATCCCAAGCGATGCAAGCGGATTATTCCCGAGTAGGCCGCTGCTGGTTGAGCCTGAGCTATTACCGCCCCCTAGTGCCTTGCTTACTATATTAGCAACAGTGCTGGTTGGAACTGACGCACCCGTTGAAGCCGCAGAAGGTGCAGCCGCCGCGTTATTCGCTATAACCTGATCGAAATTCTGCGATCCGTCTGCTGCGGTACTAGCTAGATTGCTTCCAGCACTAGAGCCGCCACCAAAGATAGAGCCTAAACCACCAATGCCAGCACCTGCACCACCTATAGCACTTCCTGCAAGACTTGCTCCGCCACCAGTCAGGCCGCCATATAATGCTCCCTTGCCTATATTACCGCCGGTTATGGCAGAAACACCGCCACCGATCAAAGCCCCTTCAGCGGCGGTTCCCAAAGCACCTGCCGCCGTTGTCCCGATTGCGTCCCCAAGTAAGGGTATTGCTACATCTGCTCCGCCTGTTGGCATCCTATTCCTCCACGTAAAATTTGTTATCAGTGATGCGTAGCTTCGATTCCCGAATATCGACAATCAAAGGCTGCGCGCTCAAAACCTTAACCACTTGGTAATCGCTCATTGCGGCCCATCGGTTGTAAAAACTAATTGCTTTGTTGTACTGGCCGTTTTCAAACATCATAACGGTTGCGCCGACATACCTATCATGGATTGGATCTTCATCATGAAGCGGAAGATTCTTACCCAACTTCTTATACTGGGCTTCTAATTCATCATGAAATTCCACGCCGCGCTTTGTAATAAATGGATCTTTGGTTGCCCATTCCTGAATAGACATGCTATATACATCAACCTCAACAGGCCCGTTATCAGTTGGCCAGATTGGGCGCGTGCTGAAAGATTCCTTAAACCCTACCCGGCGTGCCGCCATTTTCGTTGCCGGATTATTTCTTGGGCATTTGGTGAGCAATTCGCACGCATCGGTTTTCGTAAACATCCAATTCAGGCCATGCAGAAAGAAATTAGTCGCCCAAGCGCCTTGTCCTTCCGGCACAATCGACGTGTGAAACTCATAGATACCGATCTGGTGCTTTACGACAATGAAACATCCATATTCCCCAACTAGCCCTAGATTCTGAGGCCGCTGCAAAAAGGCAGTCATTTCAAACGGATCAATTTTCTTACCCTTCACCCAAGGGTACACCTCTGGATGATTCAATATCTCGTTAATTTTCTCGGCAGTTTTGTGCTGCTGAATCATCGAACGTCCCAATCGCGGATCGCCTAACTTTTCAGTCCAGCCAAGGTTTGTAGCGTCAATTTACTACCCCGTTGTGCAGTTTCTCACCGCTGCGGGTAATGATATGACAACCCCCTATATACCATGCTCATGCTTAAACATAAAGCACTTGGATTAGCTTCCTGGCCCATTGCTGCCATGTTTCATTCTGGTTTGGGTGCGGGATGCGGTAGCCGGAGAAATAAGGCAAGCCGATAAAGAATTTTGCCCAAGTCTGCCAATTAGGAAAAGCCTTGATTGGCGGGATATTCCCCTTGGGGAAATTAGTCTTGAGCGACGCGGCCCAATCATCGAGCGACATATAATCAGGAAAGGCCACCCGCGTCATGGGCGCTTGTCCCCTGGCTTCCAACGCACGGTGGTTTTACCCAATTCAAAGAACCCGCCAGCCGTATTGCTATCAAATCGAAACCGCAACTGCCTCCCTTGGCAACGCGGGTTAATATATTGCGTTGTGTCATCAAAGGTATAAGGCCCAAAAGGAACAACAGGACTATTTGAGAATTTCTGCGTGTTTACAGTCAGCGTGACATCGCCATTCTGCACGAAATCAGGCTCGACATAATCAATATAGATATTCTGATCTATTCCCTGCATACCATCAGTAATCAGGGTTAAATCCGCTGTTTCGATATAGGCCGGAATAGCAGTGACGATATTCCCAATATACTGATCATAATTATATTCATGCTGCCAAAGCGGATAGGTGCCTTCCGCCGTGGGCTGCGTATCAAACATCACTGGCCAGCGGAAAGACGTGCCAAATATTCCTGAGCTGCGGGAAATTTCCGTGTCATACCAAGTATTCAGGGCCAGATTATAAATCACGGCATTGGTGCAGTAGGTTGCTGTCCCGCGTGGGTAAAGCCACCATATCTCATTTTGAATGTAATTCGCAAAGCCCCAAACCAGATTGCGGTACTGCCAGTTTAGGTTATTAAAGAAATCATCCACATTCATCAGGTTTTGCACCACCTGAAGCGTGCCGTTGTAAGTCATGAACTGCCGCGTTGCTGTCGGCCAGAAATAAATCCCGTTGTACTCAACAGGAGCATTTTGCCCCAAAAGCTGCGTTGCTCCAACGAAATCCGAACTGAAAAACACCGTGCCGCCCTGATAGGACAGCACATGCAAGGAATCTAACGACCAGAATAACCCTGACGGGGCATTATCTGCACCGCCGCGTAATGGCGTGCCCTTTATAATCTTGCTTGAGGCAATCCTTGCGTTACCTGCTTGGGAACCGGTACCTGGTGTCCAGCTAGTTGGCATATTGGCATCTGACCAATTAACCAAACCATCATTATCATAGGCCACTGCGAAAGGCCAAAGCACACAAACCCCGCCTGATACTGATATTCCAGCAGATGTCAGCGCCGCCGTGCCGTAGTTATCACCAATATAAACAGGCGTTTGAGTTGAGCTAGTAAGATCAAGCAAATTCGGTGCGCCGTGAACTAGAACTTGAGAATCATTATCAGTTGCATCATACATGCTGTCCATGGAATAGATATTATTCGGACTAGCCGCAAATCCTGACGGCGTGCGATCATATATTCCTGCGCCGTAGCCAAATTGATCAAACTGCACCTGCTGAATGACGTTGGCGCTTCCTGACGTGAAATAATTTATCCCGTTGCGCGTTACCAGTTCACACCCATAAGACGGGCCAGCGAATTGATCGGTAATCTGACGATAGCCGCCGATTTTCTGCGGCAGACTGCGCTGATTAAAGCGCACCCATTGGCCATCCACATAAGCCTTGCTTGCGAATTTAGTCCCGTCCCTGCGTATTCCTGGCGCGCTTTGTAATGTCGCGAGCCTCATAGCTGAAGGTGGTTGCTGCGGCTGATCTGGTGGCATTAGGTTCCTTCAGAAGAATACGGTGTGGGCGTGTTGCCTTCTGCCAACCATGCCAGATACGCACGATAGTCTGAATTATTAGCGTCAGCAGGAATAAAAGCCCCATCGCTTCTAAGAATGATAGTTGTGGCAGTGAGTGCGTAAGTGTAATTCATCTATAGCTCCGCCGATGCTTGATAATAAAACGTGCCCGAATTATAATTACCGGAAGATGTCCATTCCAGGGCAAAACCTGTCGGCGTAATGTTTCCGGCGCTCACCGTAGGCAACCCTGTAGATGTCAATCCGATAATAGTTGGTGCGCCAAGCATGGGCGTTGGAAAATAGGTAAAATTAGCCGCACCGAAACCACTCATTTGATAGGCACCAGCGTAGATAGGATAATTAGAATTCACGACATAACAATAACGGCAGCAAAGCAGATACTCTAAGCCGTAAGACAATCTTTCGTACGGCGTTGCAACAGTTCCCTGCTCCAATTGCACATCCGTTACTGTCCAGTAACCTGATGTTTGTGCGCCAACATAAAACATTATCTCAACGCCATTTTCGGCACCGGATGGCAAAGATATCTGCGCAGAGTATTTTGTCGGTGTTTCTGTCACAGTAAAGCTTCCAGATGCAATGCTAGTGACGGCAGAAAAATTATTGGTACTGTTGGCATAATATGCCGCCCAAGTAATTGTGTTCAGCAAACTATTTGCCAACACCGCAGAAAGCGTTACCGTATCTCCTTCGAGATCATAAATATTTATGGATTCAATTCTGTGAAGAAACTGCTGCTGCGTAACCCCCGCTGCGCCGTTTATCTGATAGGCGTTACGGTTTCCACCCGTTCCCGTAGTCTGGCCAGCCGTACTATTTGCCCCAACAGAAACAGCCAGCCAGCGATCAATAACATAACCAGCAACTCCAGCCGTTAACGTGATGGAAGAAGAACCGTAACGCTGGCTAACTGGCATGTCGCCATTGATAATACGGTTTCTGAGGCCCGCGAGTGGGCCGCCATTTGATGATGTGCTAACAGTGCCGCTTGAGAAAGTCGCACTTCCTGTTACAGCCAAATTCCCGCTAACAGTAAAATTCCCATTGCTTGAAACCAGTGGGTAACTCGATGCTGATGTCAGTTGCCCCTGAGAGTTTACAATAAAACTAGGAATATCAAGTGAATCACCATAGCTTCCTGCGCTCACACCCGTTGAAGAAATAGAAACCGTTGCGATACTTGAAGTGACACCGACAACGATGCCCGTTCCGCCCATAATACCAGCAATCGCCGCAGACGGAATCGTAACACCAAGTCGGATATTCGTGCCGTCACAATAGCAAGGATTGACACCAGCGGCGGGAATATTCCCATTGGTTGATAAAGTGACGCCCGTTCCTGCAAGCGTTGTGAACGTCGCCGTATAAGAACCAGTCGTGTTATTTTCCACAATCCATTCTGTCACCGCTGCAGGGGCATAAATATTGATATTCCCTGTGAGTGCCCCAGTAAAAGATAAAATCGAAAAAGCCGCCTCTGTTGATGTCAGGGTGATATTCGAACTTCCTGCAACGGACAACACCAAGCGTGTGTAGGAAAAAGTCGAATTATTTGATACAAAAAGCGAGTAAAAATTCGTCCCATCAGTCGCCACCATGGCGGAACTCCCAGGATTCAATACAAGATTGCTATTTCCATCAATCGTGCCGCTACCTGGCGTAATCGTGATAGTGCCACTACCGCTATTCTTAACCTGCGCGTACCAGCCATTTCCAAGCACAGAAGGTGACTGCGTGGAATAAGCAACTGAACCGCCCGTATTGCGAATCGTGTTTGCCCTATCACCAGAGCCTAATGTATAAGAACCGCTTACCGCAGTAATCGGGCTGTTCTGATTGAGCGTAGTTGCGATTGCCAGTAGGCCAGCACCGGCCAAAGCACTTGCATTAACTGTGGCAGAATTAGCACCGAAAAGAATGACAGCCCATGAACCCGTCGTTGTCGTGTTATTCGTAAGATAAATATAATTTGTCAGTCCAGGCGCACAACTTTGCACTGTATTGCCGCTACTGTCCGTCACCGTGAAAGCATGTGAACCAACATTCTGAAACAGAATAGACGTACCAGGACTTGCTTGCGTGGCATCAGGCAAAAGCACTTCAAGCCCAATCGTAGTCGCCGTGATCTGCATAATTCCAGCAGCAATATAAGCGCCCTCAACCGCAACCGAAGGCCATGATAGCGTCGTGTTCGCGCTGATCGTAAGCGGGTTATAAGCCACTTCCGTAGGATTAATCGGCAAGCCCGAATAGATGTCTGTAAAACTAGTCATACCGATTGCCCTCTCACTGTACCGCCGTCTGATATGCGGCCTTTGTCCTCAACATCCACCGTTTGCAGCACGCGGTTATAAGAATCCATGTGGCGCTGAAAATCCTCGCCGTTCTTCAGGTAATCCGATGCTTCCACAAGACTAGCATATATCAACAATTCCGGCACCGTTTCTGTGATGATATTAGTTTGATTAAGCGTATCCAGGTAAGGCGGATTGCCATAATAAACCCATTCAGCAGGGTAATCTTGATCCGGCGTGGGGCAGATCAGGATATTATTCTGCGTGGTATCGGTGTAATAAATCGGCGGCGCTGTCTGCGTATCATCAGGCCAGTAAGCACGGCAAAATTCATAACCTGATGGAATAAGATAATTCCGCGTGTTGTTATTAGTACCATTGCCAAACCACAAGCTAACAGTCTCACGCCAGAGCGCAGGCTTTTGGTAAATCGGTGTGCCAGCCACAAGATTGAAAGCCGAATAAGTTTTATAAATAAGCGACTTAATATCCCTTGCACACTTATTTTCTGCTTGCCGAACGAAAAGCGGAATCTCGTTAGCAAAATCCGTATCGCCAACCCGCACGCAGTAATTGGTGATCTGATTTACAAGATCGTTATAGGTTAGGACGTAAGCCATCAGTCAACATCCGAATCATCAAAGGGGTAAGAAGGCGTAATAATCGGTGTTACGACATCAGCACTCGTTGCACTAATCGGAACATCAGGCCGCGCCCATTTCAGCCCAATCCTATCCGGCGGCGGCGGCGGCAAACGATAAGGATCAATCGGATCGCGGCATTTCTGGCAAACCATCAGGCCGGATTGGTTGCCATCCCGCATCAGCATATCCCACGGATACTTAAAATGGCACCTATCGCATACCGCAATGGCAAGCGTGGGGCGGCTTTCAGTGTCCAGAAAGATAGGCATGGCGCACTATAAATTAGTTGCTGTTGTCATGCCTAGCCTAGTCATCAGAATAGCCACCAGCAGAAAGCAAGTTTAGCTTTGCAGCTTCCAGCGCGCCAACCAAAGTCAAAATACTTGATGTCGCGCTTATCTTCATTTGAATATTCCCGTCCTTAAACCCAAAAACAATCACCGTATCGTATTCTTCTGCGAGGCTATCATTCAAAACCTTCTTGGCATTATCCGCCATCTGCTTATCTTTAGGGACAATATCCAGTTTCATCATACCGCCGTATAAACTGACGTGTCGGGAATATAGCTGCCGTGCGCATCATCAATTTCTTCCATGTCAGCTAACGCATAATCCTTATCGGCTTGGGCTTTAACAATCGGATAGCGCTCCATATCAACCCCAGGAACTTCAAGAAACAGCCTTTCTGCCAATCCTGAACGTAAAGCCGCAATCCAGCGCACCGGAACCTCAATCTCTTGGCTAAGGGTGCCGACATCTTGAATCTGCCGCTGCCGCCAAAATACTAATTGGTCAAAATCATAATTCGAAACAGGCCAAATCCACGCAATCGGATTAGAATTATTCCCGCGCTGCCGATCAAGCCAGAAATTCGTCACTTGTCGCTCACTTTGGTATTTCTGCGCTAACGACGTGTAATCATCAAAATTATAGCGGCCAAGGATATACTCAAAGAACGTGACATTAAAGCAAACCTGCCGCACGGAAAGCGTCGCTCCTGATGTCTCACGGACGCGGTAATACTGCGCTTGAACCGTAAGCGGAATATCATAATACTGCCATTGGTAATCCGTATAAGCCACGGCAGAAGGCGGCTGAAATAGCGTAGCCCAATTCACGCCATCATAGCTGTATTCGTAAATCAGGCTATAGGTATTCGCGCCGTAGGAATTGATCGCCACATTATCCACTATTGGCGTGTTTCCGCTGCCAAAATTATACTCAATGTAACCATTCGCAGCCGATTGCACGAAATAGGTGCTTAGATTCTGATCGAAGGCATTGGCCGCATTATTTCCGTCGCTGCTGATAGGCGTGCCATTCGCAGCCAACGTGCTTTGGCGGTAAATCCCTTGCATGACATCAAGCGTGCCATCAGGTAGCGTGTACTGATATTGCGCGTTTCTGGTGCCTTGCGTAATCCGTTCAATACACCAAAGATTTACTCCGCCGTTAGATAGTGTAATGCAGAAATCATAAAGGCAATCGAAAGCTGCGCGAAATATATCAGGAGTTTGATTGGTAGATGCAACGCCAGCTTTCCTTAACGCGGATTCAATTAACCGCGCCGTGGTAACAACGGTTTGCCCGACTGTACCTGAAGTTGCCATTTAGCACATTCCGCCCTTTTTCATGCAAACGTGGCCGTTAGAACTACCAGTGTTCATCTCAACATGGCCACCGGACTTCAAGCCTTTATGGGCAATCCGTGCGGGTAACGCTTCATGTGCACGCAACTCACCCTTTAATGCGCTGACTTCCTTTTCGACTTTACCGCCGCTTTTTTTATGCAGTACTTTATCAGCTTTCGCATCGATTTTTTCTTTGGTGGATTTAGACATATTTCCCTCGTTGACTGCTTGTGATGCGCGTGCCTTGGCATTGGCTGCATGGGATTTATCCGGCACTGGATAACTGCGCCCAGGGCCAGCAAATTTAGAATCGGGCAATTTCTTGCGCTCTTTACTGGTTAATTTAGCCATGACTACCTCGCGGCTGCTATTCTAGCATAAAATCATACTTTCCCAAGACTATCT